TAAGAAATTTGAATTATCAGCATATTTAGCAATAGTAAATTGTGATATCATATTAATGGCATCTACTGGTGATTTATTTGGTATAATAACTCTATTACTATTATTAACTTTTTCTAACCAGAGTGGTGTCCCTGAACTTAAAAAATTTGAATATATATTTTTTACTATATCTGAATATGTACCATCAAATGATTTAGATATTTTTGTCCTAATATCTGTAAGAAATTCAGGTGAAACTAATGAGAGTGTATATCTATTTGTATTTTCATTAATTTTTTCTTTATCTTTAATTTTATATACAATTAAGTCTACATCAATACGATGTTTAGACCCTTTTGTGGAAAATTCTATATTTACAGGTTCTGTTCCTGTTATATTAGCAATATTAAGAAAATTATCTACATCTAATAAAGTTAAATCACCTGTAACAAATGTTTTAAATATAGATTCATATATATTAAATGATTCCACCATTTTAATAACATTAACAACTCCAACTTTTGTGCTTATTGTGCATTTATATAAAGTAAATTGGCCAGTCTCTTCAAGTTCGGTATTTTGAACCAAATCTTCATATAAAGTGATCATAATAATGATTTAAAATGTTCTACAAATTCCATTATATAATTAGGATTAAGAATCTTTATATTTACTTTATTATTATTAATTGATTCCTCATAACTATAATTTTCTATAGAATTAGTTCCTCTGGTTTTTTCATCAAACAATTCCCATTCAGCTTTGTCAATTATATCACCATCATTATCAATATAATGATGTATTTGATATGGATCATCATATTTTTCAGATACATATACATTAAAATCTCTTTGTGACATTGGCCAATTTTTATTAATATCGACTATATTATTAATTGTTAATAATATCCAATGATATTCTGAAGATTTATATAATCTATAAGAAAGATTTTCTGGTGATTCGCCATCTACAATATCATATAATTCAAAAAATATTTTATTATCTAAATATTGATTGGATGGAATTATCTTTTTAAATATATCAACAACTTTTTCATTGTCATATACTATAATTGGATGTGATTTAAAATACATATTAATATCCCATTTCAATTTTATTTCTATCACTTATACCTATTTCTTCAAATTGAAGAGATATTTCCATTGTAGTTGGCATACCACTACCAGCGAATGTGTTATTGGATGCATCACCAAATTTAGAGGTAACTGATTTACAATAACAGGTGTGGAACATTGGATAAGCCATGTTTATTTTCTCTCCCATCATTTGTTCCACTTTGAACAATGATGGGAATTTATAAGAAGTGTAAAGGCTTGAGCTTTCTGATGCTGATATGCGTGGTGCTGAATGTTCTCTAAATGTCTTGATAATCTTTTTTGCCATTTTAGATTCTGCAAGATTTCTTGGGACAAATATATGCGTCATAGTGAAAGATCTTTGCCCTTCTGGCCCGTCATATTTAAGTGCCATTTTTTCTACCATTGCCACGCCTTTCTGTTGGGAAGTGAGTTTATGTAATTCGTTCCCAGGCACATCTGCGGCCGCAGTTAACGCTTCCTTTAAGTTATCCCCAAAATCACCACCTGTCAGAACTTTCAGACCCATATTGCTTAGCTGTCCTATCATACCACCGATAGCTTCTTGTTTCCAACCTTGATTTTCTGTAGTAGTAACTGGTGCATCTGAACTCAATGCGATGGAAGCCAATGATTGCTTATTCACACCAACATTAAACATTGCTCCATTTAATTTTTCTCCACCATTAGCCACTGGTAGATGCTGATATATAGTGTATTTCACCCATGTTGGGTTTGCCGATGAAACATTAGCAGGAAATGCCATTTTTATCGGAGCAACTGTAGGGTTACCTTTATCATCAACTTCCCCATTTCTATATTGCTCGAGCAGGAGTTCATTCTTGTCAGCCTCATCAGCTCTAGCTTTAGCTTTCATTTCTGCCGCAACTTTCTTATCTTCACGGCGACCTTTTCTACTCATATATAACTCCTTCTATAAAATTTCTTTTATTATATATCTATTTATAATAAATATCAGTATGAGAAAATATCATCAAGGAAAATATCAATTAAAATATCCTTCAAAGTATAAGGGGAAAAGATCTAATATATATTATAGATCATCATGGGAATTAAAAATGATGAATTATCTTGATAATACTTCTGCAGTTATTGAATGGAACTCAGAAGAAATTATAATACCTTATCTATCACCTATAGATAATAAATTTCATAGGTATTTTACAGATTTTTATGCTAAGATAAAAGATTCTAATGGAGATGTAATTAAATATGTTATAGAAGTTAAACCCAGAAAGGAACGTAAACCACCACGGAAATCAAAAAATAAAATAAGATATATTAAAGAAGTAAAAACATATGTGGTTAATCAAGCTAAATGGGAGGCAGCAGAAATGTGGTGTAATAAATATGGTTATAAATTTAAGATTATTGATGAGATTGATCTAGGTATAAAATAGGTATAAATAGATATATGGAATCACTTTTCGACAAATTGCAAGCGAAAGCTTACAAAAAACAAATACCCGCACAAACTAAGCAATCTAGAGCGTGGTTTCGTGATCAAATTAAAGGTATATCTGTTAAACAAAATGATTTATTAAAAGATAAAAACCTTGTTAATAAATCAAGGCCCAGGCCCGGAAGAATGTATACTTATCTATATGATGCGAAACATAAAGATACTTTACCATATTATGATAGGTTTCCATTAATTGTTATGGTTGGCCCTGCCAAAAAAGGTTTCTATGGAATTAATCTTCATTACCTACCATTACCACTTAGAGCAAAGTTTTTAGATGAACTTGTTAAGATAACTAATAATAAGAAATTTGATGAATCTACTAGGTTTAAAGCTTCATATAATTTTTTAATGAAATCATCTAATATGGGAATGTTTAAACCATGTTTTAAACATTATTTAATGAATCACATTGATTCTAATATAAAATTTATATCTGCTGATCTATGGGAAATTGCGACATTTTTACCTACTGCTAGATTTAAAGGTGCATCAGCTCGTAAAGTTCATTCAGATTCAAGGAAATTAATAGGATAATCATGGGATACAATATTGGAAGAAGAAGTAAATTAGACGATTTTATTGCAATTTATAATAATGAAGATTTTGCTAGACCAGCACATTTTAGATTTTCAATATTACCAGCTAGTGTTAATAGTGACTTTAATAGTATATTCATGCCACAAGAATTACAGGCTGTTAATATGTTATGTGATTCTACATCATTACCGGATATAGCATCTATACCAACAACCGCTTCTGTTGGTGAAGAATTTCCATATGATATAGTACATGATATGGCATATGCATCAATATCTGCATCATTTTATGTTAGAGACGATATGTTCCAAAAGAAATTTTTTGATGATTGGATGGAACTTACTTATAATAAAAGTAGCGGACAACCATACTATTATGATGATTATACAACTACAGTGGAGATATATCAATTAAAACGAACATTAGATTATAAAAATTATGACGGTGTTGTGTTTACTGGTGATAATGATTGGACATATAAAAATACATTATATAATGTATATCCAAAATCAATTGCACCTTTAACATTAGATTGGAGTTCAAGTAACGCAGTACAAAAACTATCAGTAACATTTCATTATACACACTGGGATTCCGAAACAAATTCCAATTAAAAACCCTTGAGGAAAATTATGACTTTACCAGTATTAAAAATACCAACATATGAATTGACTTTACCATCAAATTCCAAAAAAATTAAATTTCGTTCATTTTTAGTTAAAGAAGAAAAATTATTAATGATCGCTAATGAAACTGGAGATGTGGAAGAAAGAAAAATTGCAGTATCACAGATTATAGATAATTGTACATTCGGTAAATTGGATGCAGATAATATGCCAATATTTGATGTTGAATATTTATTTTTAAAATTAAGATCAAAATCAATAGGAGAGTCTGTTGATGTTAGAGTTTTATGTCCTGATGATAAGGAAACATATTCCGAAGTATCTATTAACCTAGAAGATATTAAATGTGATACTCCCAAAAAACGTGCAAATATTTTAAATCTTAATGATGATGTTGGAATAATTATGAAATATCCCACAATATCAACTTCAGTAAAAGATTCAAGCTCTGTTATAGATGTCGTAGTATCATCTATTGAGTCTATTTTTGATGGAGAAACTGTATTTGATGCCACAGATTATAATGAGTCTGAATTAACAGAATTTGTTGAATCTATGACACAGAAACAATTACAAAATATTTCAGATTTTTATTCGAATATACCAAAAGTCTCTTTGACGGTTAAAGTTTTAAATCCAAAAACTAAGGTAGAATCTGATGTCACCTTAGAAGGCCTTGAGTCTTTTTTCTGATAGCTCTTTCCCATACAAATTTGGGCTCATATATGAAGACTAACTTTGCCATGATGCAACACCACAATTACAGTCTTAGCGATATTGAAAATATGATACCTTGGGAAAGAGAGATATATGTTGCTATGTTGGTTGATTATATCAATAGAGAAAACGAAAAACGGAAACAATAATGGAAAATTTAAGTTTAGACGAACAAATAGAAAAAAATAAAAAACTCCAAGCGATTGAATCTGTTAGATTTGACTCTAGCATTCGTGAGTCTGAACAAAAATTAATTAACGCTTTGGATGAGAATAAATCTAAAGAAGAAATTAAAAAATTAGAAGAAGATATTCTTTCTATAACCAAACAAAAAGAAGAATCCTTATCTAATTTAATTAAATCCGAAAAATTGTTATTAAATCAGCGCAAGGATTCTGATAAACTTGAAAGTCTTAGATTACAAGTTAAATATGATTCTGAATCTGGTGAAAGGGAGGAAGCTGAAAAGTGGGATTCTAGACGTAAATCTACAATGGAAGCTTTAACTGACCCTAAAGCTTGGTTGTTAAATTTCTTAAAAAAACAAGCATTAGATAGATTAGAATATGCAATTTCCAAGAAAAAACGAATGGATGTTGCAAAGGAAAATGAGGAAAAAGTAGAAAAAAAGAAAAAATCTGATAATGAA